CCTTTAACAATCTTTCCAGCGTTTCCTGTAGGAAGTCCGTCTTTAGCGGTAAAATTCGTTGCTTTACTATAATCTGCCATATCGTATCCTTAAACTAATGTTTTACCTGCTTTAACTGCTACGTCAATCTTTTGAATTGACATAGGGTTTCCATTGATGTCTGCTTCTAAACCAAGTTGCATAATTGTTCCTGAACCACCAGCATTTACAGAGAATCTATCTAATACAATGCCTGAAGAGTATTCAGCAATATTGTATTCACCAATGTTGTATTCGTAGACAACAGCGGTGTCTAGAACGTAAGTAGTAGCGTTATAACTTTCAGTGTAATCAAATCCCCACTTAACTGCTACAGATTGGTTTGTACCACCAATAAGAACCCAGCCAATCTTCTTTAAAATCTTTAGCTTTGTAGAAGCATCAAAATCAAAATAGTTAGTGTAGTACTGTAAGCGATAAGTGGAACCATTATCTGAAAAACCAAAATACTTACCTATATAAGATGTTTTACCAATCAATAGTTCTTTAGCTTGTGTAATACAAAAAGACTTAGGTTCTAAGTTGTCCCAAACAGTTACTCTAGCTGAACCATCTTCTAGACGGGAACGAGTATCAAAACAATAAACAAACTTAGTAGTAGGTAAAGACAATAAATAAATAGCGTCTCTCTCGTGATAAATACTTTTAATCTTACCTAAATCCGCTTCAGAGAATACGTTAGCCATTAAATCATCACGAACATTCTTAGAAATATCGTTCATTGGAAGCGATTTTTCTTGAATGACACGAGCAAGGCTACGAACACCTGAATTAGACAAGAACACTAAGTCTGTGCCGATGTTTTGAATTGAGTCTCTTGACAGACAACCTACGTTATAAATAATGTCTTGTAATACTAATGCACCTGTATCAATTGGATTAGCATAGATAGCAATATTGTTCCGACCAAAGATAACTAAGAATCCATTATGTGCTGCAAGAGCAACCACATTATCAGCATTAGGAAACACTTCTTGTAGGTTTAAATAACCTGCAGAACCTGTTGTAAAGTCTGAGCCACGCAACAAGTCACTAAAATAGACAGTCTGTGTGTCACCAGTAATGTTACCTACCCAGATACGTCCATAAGCAGACAACACAGTATTAGGTTTAAAACTAGCAGTATTGTGGTTTGCTGGCAATGTACCAATATCACCTACTTGCTGAAATCCAAAAGTACCTGAATCATGAGCGTGTCCTGAACCACCCGATGTAGGTAACTCATGCCACACCAACATAGGATGTGCAGCCTGTGCTAAATACGCATGAGGCTGAAAGTCGTTTACATCACCATAAGGCATCGCAGCCATCTGCCAGTTATTAGCAGTAATTGTGTAAGTAGCGTTACCTGAGTTAGTTGCGTTACGAACTAGCTTCTGTGTTAATGTTGCACGACCAGTAAATAACTTATTGTTACCAGCAGAGATGATAGTGTTGTCACCGCCATCAACTACTTCCATCATGGCTTCAATGGGATTAGAACCTAAATCTGCATTGGTAGCATTTAAAGGTGTCCAACCACGTCTAGCACCAATACGACCATATCTATCAATAACACAGTTCTGTGCTTTAAGTGCAAACCCAGAAGCTAAAGTAATACTTGATTCTTGGAGGTTTAGTCCATAGAATCCCGGAGCAGCAATGGAGGAGGTCTGTAACTGTCCAGCCATTATACGCTAATCCATTCAGATTCTTCAACATAGCGTGAAGACTCTAACGAAATTGCATCTGATAAACTTTGTTTAAATAATGCGTATGTCTCAGCAGACTGTACACCGCCATCTTCACCACGCTCAGCTTGCGCTCTAGCCAAAGCACCAAGAATTACAGGCTCATGTGGAACTAAGAGTTTGTCTGAGTTAGCTGCTAATTCAACCTGTGGACGAATGACGTTAAAGCGAATATCATACACACCATCAGGAATAGGGAATAAATCAACCTGTGTATCACCATTGGTGTTTGTACCGTTAAAGTTATAGTACATTGGTGAATTTTTAGTGGTAGAACCTAATAAAAACATCCGGTTCATCCAATGAGTAGTAGCGTTCTGTAGAACAGTATTGCTAGTGTCATTTAAGACATCAATCACACGGAAACGCTGACCAGTGCCTGTCAAGACATAGTTAAAGATGTCCGTAGCAGTTGTAGCAGATAATGTCTCAGATAATGAATTCCAGTTATACGCATCTTCTACTTGACGCTTAGAATCATTGATGTACTTAGCAATGAGCTTAACATAGGCGTTATCAGACACTGAGGAAGCCTCTGGCTCACGCAGTCGTATTAATACCTCGTTAGTGAGTTCTAGGTAGTTTTTAGATGCCATATTTTCCTTAGTGTAACACAGTTTTGACTATGTGTCAACAATTATTTTAACAATCCCACTTCTTTAATGCCAGTGCTTTACGAGTAGGTCTGCCTTTTTCGTCCTTCATAGGACCTGCAACACCACCCATTCGAGCGCAAAAGCTCTTACGTCTACCAGCAGCTTTAGGAGACTTTGCAGCCTCTTTAGCAGACACTGGTGGCTTTAGCTTAGAACCAGTAGTCTTATTGTAGTAGTCTCTACCTTTTTGATTGAGACCGCCTTCAGGGTTCTGAAACGCTTTCTTAGGCATTATTTCTTCTTCTTTGCAGTCTTAGCAGAGTCTTTAAAGTCTTGAGCAGTAGGAGCGCCTTTGGAGCCTACTTTACGCATCTTCTCACCTGAACCAGCCTTAATACGAGCTTTCTTGGCTGCGATATTGGAATAGAGTCCTTGTTTCATTATCGACCTCTACCAGCAGATTTCTTCATCATCTTAGACTGAGGCATCTTAGCTTCGCTCATAGCAATAGCAATAGCTTGTTTACGGCTCTTTACTACAGGACCGCCTTTACCGCTGTGTAGTCCACCAGCTTTGTATTCAGACATTACTTTACCGACTTTAGCTGTTTGTTTCTTAGTTACCATGATTATCCTTTATGCAAAGTTTTGTACAGTTGACCTAGCGTCTAACTCTACTGTAATAACAACAGTAGTGGTAGAACCTGTTTCAGAGATAGCTCTAATTTCATCTCCCTCATCTAAAACAACATAATTCCCGTCACCGAGTAAGAAGAATGTTTTAGAAGAAAGTGGATAAGCAGAAGCAATCGCTACTTCTACGTTTTCACTCTTGTCATACCACCAGCAACTAAATGTCTTAGCTGAAGAAGTATTATTAAAAGCGTACAACAGCTTCCACAATGCCATGTTCCTAGTAGGGACAGTGAACAAGGTAGTCTTAGTGTTTGCAACTAAATTCTTACCTACTGAATGTGAACGCATATTACCTTACGCAAAGTGTTTAAAAATCCAATCCTTGAACAGAGTCAAGAATATACCGATACCAGAAGCTAAGAAAGCAACTCCACCTAAGAAGCCTTTGTAACGCATCATCTCATCACGCACTGCATGGATACAGTCTAGTATTTCTTTCTGACTGGCTTGTAGCTTTTCTACTTCAGCTTCTAACACAGCGATACGCTCTACGGAATCTGTCATGTTATCCTACCAATGCAGTTACTTCAGCTTGGGTTAAACCTAATGCCGCTAGTTTAGCTAGTGCAGATATTTTAGTTGATTCGGCTTGCTCTTTTTTTGCTAATAATTGAGCTTTGGTTGATTCCCAAAGAGCATCAAGTTCATCTTGTGTTGGTTTTGGTGATTCATCTAACCATATCAAACCATCATAATAATCGCCATTTAAAGACCATTGTGCATTTGTATAATTTTTAGAAAGAATTTGAGAATAATCAATCATGCAGAAATCTCCATTACTGTAATTGTGGATGTTGCTCTAGGGTCATAAGTAATATCATTATTATCATTTCCAGAACGATTTATATAAACAGTATTTCCAGATGTTCTAGCACAAATTGTAGCTTTGTAAGTGGTGGCACTTGTTGTTGCTGGAGAATCTAGATAACAAGTATTTACAGGAGTTTGTTTTCTAGAACCATCCGTATCACCAGCGTCCATAGCTTCAGTAACAGTTGCTCTATTACCAGCAGTATCACCAATTAAAATGGCGGTGCTATTTCTATTTAATCTGTAATAAGCATTATAAGCAGAAGTTCCAAGAACCATATTAACAAAAACAAGCACCTTACTTGAAGCAAAAAGAGGAGTAATTGTTACCGATAAACCAGTTACATCAACATAAGTTGGTACTACACTTGTAGTAGAAAATGTATCAGTTTTTACAGCTTGAACTACTTGTAATATTTTACCACCACTATTTTGTGTAGTAGCGTTGTTAAATGTAAGACCATTAGTCCCATCAATAATCATTGTCATTATGTATTCTCCGCTTTAAGTGCTTTTAGTGCATCAAGCGTTGTAGCAATATTAACTAAAGAAGTAATGTCTCTTAGTCTTTGCTTCTCAGCAACGATAGCAGCAGTGTCTGCACCAGTCTCTAAAGCTCTTTGAAACAATACATCTTGAACTTCTAGCAACGGAGTACGCTCAGTACGTAATCTATCTTTAGTAATAACTTTAGCTTTGTCTATGTTAATAACAATCATTCTTGATACTCCCATGCGTCTCTAAAGGTTCTATCTGTTGGAATATCCTCTATAGATACAATCTTAAAAGGCTTACCTTTAGGTACATCTTTAGCAGCTAGTTCTTCAATAGTGTGTGTTTCAAGGTACTCAGCAGTTGGTATCAAAATAGATACACCGCCATCGTCATTAGGGTAGATTATTCTTTGTATCATTTTATCCTAATTATCTAAAGATAGCAATGTTGATGAATGCTTGGTCTTGGTCAGCTGGTCCAGAACTAGCTGTATTGATGCGAACCATCGAAGTTGTTCGTGCTAAACCGTCTGAGTTATCTCTAAGTAGAAAACCACCTGTTGTTCCACCACCAGTCCCTTGTAAACAAAAGTTTGTATCAGGCATAGCATTTGTCATATTTATTCGGTATAACCCAACACCGTCATCAGTAATGCTAGATACATTACCACTAGCACGAATAGCTACTGTACCAGTACCATTGAAGTTTACCCATGCACGGCAGCCGTATGCAGTAGCTACTGAGCCGTAACCTGAGTTAAATTGCAGATTAGCAGATGTATCAATAGTTACCGCAGTTGTTCCATTATTAGTTTGTAATGATAAAGCACCAGAAGTATCACCAGCAATCGCTATTGCAGTTCCACTTGTAGTTCCAGCAGATATTGTAGATGCCATTATGCTAGTTGCTCCGCAGTTGGTCTAGCTAGTGTAGGATGTTCCCATTTAGCAATATAATCGCCTTTGCCGTCTGAATCGTTTTGTAGTGTGATTGTTACATTGCGACCAACAAAATCAGCATCAGTAAGTTCGGGGTAAATTGTTTTAATTTTTTCGTATAAAGTCATTATGAACTCCGAACCATTGAACCATTAATATAAGTATATACGCCAGTAGCTGTTGCAAAAACTGAACCAGTAGCACCGCTACTAAGTGCGTATAGCTCAACATAATCTGTAGAACCATTAAAATAAACTATTGATGCAACATTACTATATGTTTCAATAGAACTAATAACGGATGAACCTCGTCTGAATTCAGAACCATTTTTATAAATTGAACAAATAATTGTTCCAGCACCACCGCAATCTATTTGTCCATTAATTTGATAATATCCAGCTACAGTAGGTGTAAAACGACTTGATGCAAAATTATTGTTTGTATCAAAATCTTCAGTATCAAATGTAACTTTTGTAAAAGTATTTGCTGTAATTGATTGAGTGCCTAAAGAAGTTGATTTAAAAGCACTAAACGCTGGCATATTACCGCTAACCATTACTGTGCCAGTAGAGGCAGGTAGCGTAATAGTATTAGTACCAGCTACGGCAGGGGCAGCTAAAGTAATAGCACCTGATGTATCGCCTGAGATTACGACTGAACTCATAAGACTAACCACCTTTGCCCTGATGCAACAGTTACAGAATAACCTGATGCGATTGTTAGTGGACCAACAGATAAACAGTTGTTACCTGCTGTAGTTGTAATGTTCTCTGCAATACTTGTAGAGTTATAAGCAATAGCCTTTGTAGCAGCAGTACCAAAGTATTGACCACCACCAACTGTACCCCATGATGCAGTGCTACCATCAGTAGTTAAATACTTTCCTGAATTGCCTGTCTGAGAAGGTAAAGAACTTACTGTTGCAGTTGATACTGCAGTAATTAATCCTTTACCATTTACAGTAATAACTGGAATAGATGTAGTAGAACCAAAAGCACCAGTATTGCTATTAACTGTTGCTAGAGTTGCATTGGTAATTGCAGTACCAGTATTACCAGAGATGATTGTATTTTTAAGTGTAAGAGAACAATATTCACCCAAATAAACAGCACCAGAGTAACCGCCAGATCCACTAGCATTTCCAGATATTGTGCTAGAAAGCACAGATGCCGATCCGCTTTTATTAAGGCTTATGCTGCCAATAGAACCAGAGTTTCCAGAAAAAGTACAGTTATAAACTGTAGCGGTAAAACTAGAACTAGTCCAATAAGGAGTTCCAGTATTACCAGAAAAAGTACAATTGCCTATTGTTACACTTCCATTATAGGAAGATATGCAAGAAGCAGTAG